TCTCCTATACGATGAGAACAGATAGTGTGCTTTAAGTTCGCCCACACCATAATAGTGTGGCTGGTACGATTCAAGAGGCAACCTGTGTTTTACGATCTCCTGGCCAACGGAGCTATTTAATTTCTTCTAAATACTTGTTAAATTCTTCAACTGATTCTTTGAACTCTGCGGAGTTTCTTATAGTATCAAAGTCCTCCGCAATAGCGTCAATAACACCATTTACGGCATCCTTAAAAATAGTGACTATCTCCTCATTTGTTCGATTAGAGTTCATGACTAATAGATTGAGCATTGCCAAGTGAGTAGTCTCATTCATCTTGTCAATACCATCTTGTGTGAAATTGAATTTTTCCATTTGTGTTTGTAATTATTTCACAAATGTAATAAATGTTTTTAAAATAAAAAATATTTTTTGGAATGAGTTATTAACAATTGAATGTTATGATCCGCAGTAGAGACATCCGTCATCCTCTTCCTCTCCGTTCATAATCTTTTCAATCTCGGCATTAATTTGTTCTTCACTCCAGTTAGGGTGGAAAGCTTTCACTTGTGATCTTAGAAATGCGTAGTTATTATCCATGTTTTTATTGATTAAATGAGAAGGCAAATATAGTCTGTGAAGATTTAACACACAATATATAAGTTATAAATTATTTTTTCTCCATGTCATTTACTTTGTTATCTTTGCTTATATAAAAAAACATAAAATGCTAGGTTTAAATAAAAACATGAAAAAAGGTGTCAAGACTGTAAGTCAGGCACTTAAAGGCATTGATCCTTATGCTAAAAATGATATTAACAAAGAAAGTATTGCTAAAGCAATGTCTGAATTGAAATCAATGAAATGGAATGACGTTACTGACATTGATGATATAGTTCTTTCTGTTGGAGAGAAATATGGATTATCAAGTGATGATTATGATGTTTTAAATGGAGAACTTGAAGCATTCTTTATGGATTCTGGTTTATATGGAAAAAGAAAATAATTAAGAAGATGGCAAAAGTTCAAAGTGATACTAAATTTAAAAAAAGAGTAAAGGTTTCAAGACCTGGTATTCATTCAAAAACTAAAACATCTAAGACGAAGACATCTAAAAATTACAAAAAACAATATAAAGGACAGGGTAGATGATTAAAAAAGATTCTCGTTTAGCTCGTGCTGGAGTATCTGGATTTAATAAGCCAAAAAGAACTCCAAGTCACCCAACAAAAAGCCATATTGTTGTGGCAAAAGAAGGGGAGCAAGTTAAAATCATTCGCTTTGGTCAACAGGGCGTAAAAACAAATCAAACAGCAGGGCAACGTGAGGCTTTTAAATCTCGTCACGGTAAGAATATAGCTAAAGGTAAAATGAGTGCCGCATATTGGGCTGATAAAGTTAAATGGAGTCCATCTAAGACAGCCCAACCAAAAAACAAAAAATGGATTAAAGGATCATGAAAAAACTAAACAAATTAGGCGTAGAAAACTCTCTATGGAATAACATTAGAGCGAAATCAGGTTCTGGTAAAAAACCTACTAAATCAATGCTTATTCAAGAAAAAAAGATAAAGAAAAAAAGTAAATAAAAAAATTATTAGTTATGACAAGTCAATATCAATTAGAACAAGTATATAATTATACAAGAATTGGAAATACAAAACCCTTAAAAAATTTTTCAACTTTAGAATACAGTAAAACAGATATTTATGCTTCAGCACAAATAAATAATAGTTCAGATTCAGATGATATTAAAAAATCTAATAATGATGCTTTATTGGTTCAAATAGCCGAATATTGCAGTAATAATTATTCAGATAGTAATATTGTTTGTTATTTAAGTAGTATAAAAGCAGTAGGATCATATTCAACTGTCGATTCAGCTATAATGTATACTTTAGTTGCTGAAATTAAAATTTATTTTGGTTATGGCGAACAATAAAAAAGAAAATCCAATTAAAGCAATAAAAGCAAGGATTGCTGAGAAAAAAGAATATAAAGCAGCAATGACTAAATATAAGTCTGATCTGAAAAAATCTAATAATGAAGCAAACCCTCGTGATTTAGGAGGTTATACTCCTAAAATGCCTTTATCGCCAAAACAAAAAAGACAATTAAGTAAAGGAAAAAATTCTCAACCTAAAATAGAGGATACAACTAAAAATACTTATAACTGGACAGTTAATGGGGTGGGGAAAAATAAGGGTTTTGGATCTTCTAATAAAAAAAGAAAAACAGAACCTTTACATAAAGTTAAATTAAGAAATGTAGACGATTCTTGTAAAAAAGTTATTTTCGGAAAATAATATTATATAGAATCTCTATTTAAGAAATACACCTTTATATCCTCATATGGTATTTTAAATAGGCGTGGGTTTCCCATGCCTATTTCTATTACGGAGTACTGGGGAATTGTATCATCAACTTGGCGTATTGACATCACATCCCGAATGTCAAATATTGTTAATACGGTTGTGTCTTGAGGGGCAATATCAAAAAAATCAATTCCCCCAGAGCTGGTCATTATTTCATCGGCCTCTATGTAAAATCCTTTAATCAACATTTTTAAGAATGTGTTTTGTAAGCTTTTTAAGTATGTGTAGTTCTCTATAAGATAAAGGATATGTAGTTCTATGTCCTTTATATTCTATTGTAAAGTCTACACCTGCCCCATTGGACCATTCGGTTACTTCTAAATTTTTGTCAAACTCATCCTCCGAGAATGTAATTGACAGTCTATTTTTTCTTTCCATTTTCCTTAAACCTTAATAATTGATCTTGATCTAAGACATACGAGTCTCCAGTTCCTAAGTTACGGATATTTTCTTGCTTTTTTATATCTTCAGAGCGAATATACCCAGGAAAAAAAATTGTGTAGTCATTTTGTACAATTGCAAGTACATACATATCAACAGGTATTGCATTTAATTTGACCATGAGCCTTCCATTTTTTAGTCGAGTGCTTTTAATGTCAATGGTTAAATTTTTATAAACACAGTCAGGCTGTCCTGGAGAATATGCTAGGCTAAATGTAATGTTATGCCACTTGCAAAATGCGTACTCAGATAGACATCCATCAAAGTCGATTTCAAACCCTGATTTTTCAGAGGCAAACTTTTGGTCTACTACATTATTCTTCCTGTTAAAGTAGGATCTTGTTGATGCAATAGTTCTAAGAAAGTGTACCTCCGATTCTGTTAAATTTATAGTCATTATTTGGTGTGTTATGAAAAAACACGTTCTTATGGCATAGATCCATTACTCCGCTATTTGCATTTACTAATTCCTCCGTTGAGGCTTCAATGGCTTCGTTATCCAGACGACTATTTATAGCTTGTAATAGAGTCTATTGCCAAAAGAACTATTGTGTGTTTTATATGCGTTACAAATATATATTTGTTTTAAAAGAAAATCAAGTGAAAATTATTAACAAATGATTTTTAATTTTCTTCTGGATTTATTTGTAAACATTTTGGAATACCTCCATTCATAAGATATACTCCGCAGGTTTTACATTTGACAAGATACTCATTGCTACCTTTTATAACCAGCCAATTACTCTTGCAGAATTTACTTCTCTTGAGGTATTTTGATTCTGGTTTCATTACGCTAATTTAGCGTTTTTTCTTTAAGTTCTCAATGGCACTTTTTAAATATATCGCCTGGTCCAAACATTCTTCATACGCTTCTTGCAACCACATTTTTAGATCGTAATCTGTTCGATCCACTGTTGTTCCGTATTGCATAAACCCTTTTTTTTCTCTGGATTTAATATCATCCATAACTTTGGTTACAATGCTAGACTGTTTGTATTCGTATGATACATTTTCTTCTGTTGTTTTACTCTGCTCCATTTTGTTCGAAGTGTTTTTTTATTATGTTTTCAATCACATTCTGCTTCACATTGTTCCAGTCTTCCCAATTGCTCTCAGAGGAGTGAGGATGGGCTGATACAAAATAATGTGTGCCTGATTCGTCTACTACTTTTGTAAGAGTGAATGAATACTTCATATCTAAGAAACATTCTCCTTCAAACTCAAATGTTGTGCTGTGGGGCTTATTGATTGATATTTCCATAAACTTCGATTCTATTCATTAATAAATCATATGCTCTTCTTGGTTGTCTGTAACCATTTTCTTCCATTTTTGTTACAAAGAACTCAACCATTAATCTTGTTCTAGAGGAGGTTTCCATGTCAGATGTAAATCTTTTAATACCGTGGATAACAGTAGAGTGATCTTTGTCAAAATAACCTCCTACATCCATATATGATAATGGGAGAGTGTTGTATAAAAAATAGTAAAGCATTTGACGAGATTGAACATTTCTTAAATCTCTTCTTGTACTATCGTCACTATTCCAAATCGAATTGCTAACTTTACGCATAGTGCTGATATATTCTCTGCGTTCTTTGCCAAAGTTTACGTCATGTACAATGTTTTTATACTTCTCAGCCTCTGCTTGGATGTGAGGTACATAAACAATCAAATCAGAGATGAATTGATTTTTCTTTGCATCTGGCACATATTCCAATATGTCCAGAAAGTGGATTGATTTTGTTTTCATATTTCGTTGAATTTAATTTTTACTTGTTCTAACGTGTGTGATTTAATAAACTCCCAGTAGACAAATTTGTAAAGGTTCTGAAGGTATTTCTTTTTGTATTTTTCACTTGATTCTGGTTTTGATACACCTAGTTCATTACAAGTCTTTTTCTTCGCCCTTTCCTTTATCTCTTCGCTTACTGTTTGAGTTATTAAATTATTCTTTCGCAAATATCTAACATTTTTCTCACAAAATGCAAATAAAACTTCTAAAATTTTATCATATTTTTTTTCCAAACAAATGTAAACAGACTCTATATTCTCGTAATAATCTTGTTTTGAACCAATTAGCTCTCCATCTTTATACTTTGTTATTGCGAGTTGTCTTAGTCCAAATTGCAGTGATGGATCAGAATGGTATATCTTCATTGCCTAAATATGGGTTATTTTGTAATTCATAATCTCCTATTGGATTGAACGAGGTGATGTCTTCGCTTCCAACTTCTGAGAATCTTTTATTTATCGGGCTATATATAAATGGAACGTCTCCGACTTTACCTATAAACTGCCATCTAATTTTTTGTATGTATACACGAGTTTGACCAGATAGATAATCTCTGTAAACTACAAATCCATTATCGCATTTGTTAAAGAAATGTGCAGATCCTGCGATATCGTATAATGTTGGAACAATGTATACCCCATTCTCCTTTCTAATTTTTGTAGGGTGTGCTACAACGAATACATGTACATCATAACGATCCTTGAATCTTTTTATTTTTGTTAATGCTTCAGATATGTACTGAGTCTCGCTCATTCCGTGTGGTATCTTATGTTCAACATAATTCCAAGGATCAATTACAAGGCAGTTAACACCGTTTCTTTTAACTAACTCTTCAGCTTTCGATAGTATACCATCTA